GGCATGAATTCCGCAACACAGACCACCGCCGCCGAGGCCCACGCCGGCCACACTCCCATGATGCATAGGTAAACCCCATAGGGGAGAATGGTCGGAAAATCACAAAGCTACGCCAAAAAGTACGCTTTTGCATTCCACCCGTGGGCATTGCTCAGGAGCGCTTTATGTGCGGTCGCATCGTCCAGAAGTCCGGTCCGCTCGATTACGTCGAGCGCATCTTTCCCAACCTTCGCCGCGTCTTCGATGACCCAGCCGGCCCACTCTACAACATCCCGCCAGGCACAAAGCCGCTGACCATGCACCGCCTCGCCGGCGACTTCGAGCTGGAGCGCCTACACTGGGGATGGCGCCCGCACAATTCGAAGTACTTCATGTCCAGCGCGCGGCTGGACAAGATCCTGGCCGGCGCCTGGCCCTGGAAGATGCTCACCGCGCGCGGCCGCATCCTGGTGCCGGCGGACGGCTGGTATGAATGGAAGCCCTTGGCCGATGGGCCGAAGCCGCCCAAGCAGCCCTACTACATCCACGCCACCGACAATGCGCCCCTGTTCCTCGCAGCCCTGAGCAACTGGCGCCCCGGAGCGGACAAGGACGAGGCCCACGGCTTCGCACTCGTCACGAACGACTCCCTGGGCGGCATGATCGACGTTCATGACCGGCGGCCGGTCGCGCTGCCAGCCGACCTGGCCATCCACTGGATGGACCCGGAATTTCCCACCACCCAGGCGCTCGCGCTCCTGGAGCACGGCCTACCGGAAACGGCGTTCACCTGGCACCCAGTGCGCCAAGAGGTCGGAAACTCAAAGTACCAACTGCCCGACGCCATCGAGCCGGTGCCGCCTATGCCGGCGGCTTGGCCTTCTCATAGAGCGTGATCGCGGCGGCTAGGGACGGCTCCATGCCGTGGCGTGTGCCGTTCGCCGCCCACACCTCGTATTGCCAGCGGTTCTGTGCGAACACTCGGCAGATAGTCCAGCCGCCAGGCCCTGCCCAGTAGTATTCGTCACGCTGCTGCCAGTCTGTCGCGTCTGCCATCATCCGTCCCCTAACGGTCAAAATCGGGGCCTAATTGCACCGCTTCGACGACGAATTATACTGTTTATTCATACAGTATTTTCGAGCCAGCCGTGCAATTCCAGTGCAGCGTCCTACGCACACACCACCTCGGCGAACGCCGCCGCGACAACGATCCTGGCCAGCCCGTCGTGGGCACGGTCCGGATGTACTCCATGCTTCACAAGGGCCTGAATCGGCACGTTCCACGCATGACCATGGAGGCCCTGGCGAAGTTCGGCGCTACTGTACCGGGCGCCATCCCTGACCTACTTGAGCCCCAACTCCTGACCTTCGCGTCTGACCGCGGCATGATGGTGGTGGGGTTCGAAGAAATCGCCGGCGTGCGCTACTACCAGGGCTGGTGGATGCAGTGGGTCGACGAGAGGCAGGTGCCCTAGTGCTGAATCACCATTGTGTCCAGCGCACTCCCTTCGGTATAACGGATTGCTCCATCAGCTACTTTTGGAGGACACCGCGATGAAGTGCGAAGACATCCAAAAGCTCGGCGCGCAGGCAGCCCGCAATGGCCAGACGCTACTGGACTGCCCATATTTCAAGTCAGCAGCAAGGCCGGAACAAACTGCAGAATCCCTGGCGGAATGGCGGCATAACGTCGAGGCGTGGGAAGCGGGCTTTCGATCAGAGGTGCGGCGACGCCCTCGCGTGACCGCCGAAACGAGTAGCGGAACAATCTCAAGCACACCCCTCCGCTGAACGTTGCCCGTCCCACTTCCGCCTGACGACGCGAGGCCGATTGCCGCAACAACTTAACGCATGTACATTTCTACGGCCGACGGAGAGGGTGGAACTCCGCGGCCAACCGCCCGGCCGCGCGCCTTCTTCGCCGTGCGACGCGGGCGGCCCCCGTGAAGACGCTTGTAGAGAATTCGGATGCGAGAAGACTACTATGCGCAGGGAATGGAGGCCGCCCGTAGCGGGCTGACCTTATTGGACTGTCCTTACTTCCGAGCGCTACCCAGTCGCACAGGCGAAGATATAGGCCAATGGGAGCATCGAGTGGGCGCCTGGAAGCTGGGCTGGCGCGACGCCATAGAGCAACGCGCCATTCTTGTGAGCTTCGAGGTAGTGGACCGCGCGCGACGCGGCGCACATTGAGACCAGGCCTCACCGCCTCGGCGGCCTCGCGCTGTGATAGATTTATCACGCTCGCGACGCCTATGCCGGCCGCCGAAGAGCATTGTCCCCCCTCACGGGGTGGGGCGATTTCATTCAGGGCATGAGCGTCTGCCAGACAGGGTAGATGCCGCGGGCAACTCAGAGCACCTGATGTTGACGGAAATCTGCTACACACGCTGCGTCGCAGCGAAACAACTGTATATATGTACAGTGTTAAGATGGGATCATGTTCCGTCGTAATCATTACGGAATCATCTTCCGAAGCTCACGCGAAACTTCAAGACGAATCGCTGGTCGAAAATACAACGCATGTGAAGCCGAAGATTCACTTGACTATCAAAGAATCACACTACATGATGCGTCTGAAGAAGTTTTGCACACGCCAAGCACGCTCTAAATTTTTGTGCTATGATGTTGGGCTGCCCATATAGTACACACCCCTAACACCCGAGAACGCTATGAACTCTACTACTTTTGAGAAATGGCTGTCTGACCAGCTCACCAAGGGTCTGGTAGACATCAAATTTGCCATTCTGCCGGGTAAATCCGTGTCCAGCGAAGCTGTGCAGGACGAATTGATTGCAGCTGAAGCCGCTATTGAAGCTGGCTTCCTTAAGCCGGCCCCGCAGCCCACGTCCGAGATCCCCGAGAATATTTTTGGTATTATTAAAAAGGTTACTCTTCACTAATAATTCCAACATCGGGAGAGAAGGCGCCGCAAGGCGCTTTTCTTTTTTATGGCACCGGAACCAAATCAAGATATTGAAAGCTTCTATCGGAAGCTCATCGTCGATACTGCAAAGGGAATCCAAAAACAGGTTTGCGAAGCAAACGGCATCCCATTGGTTCCGGAGCATGCCGGGCAGATGCAACCTGTTCCCGTCTACGAAGAGAATTGCGCAGTTAATTTGTTGACAACAGCAAACTCACTTCGCAATCAGACGGAGATTAAGTGGGCCATCAATGCCTCCTATGACTATTTGCCGGCCTATTACAAGAAATACAAGGACCCGAGCACCCATAAGGAGCGCAACGAGATCGTCGTAACGGCCGATAACTACTGCATCGCTCGGTTCTTCGCGGCAAAGGAATTGATGCACTGCTTCGTCGACGATGACGGCTATGCCGCCACCAACACGATTCCGCTCGTTCACGAACTGATTGATGACCTGATCGTTGGCAGCGGGCTGAACCGTAGCGCCCCACAAACGATAGTCGATGAAATAGCTTGGATCGGGGCAACACTCTACCTCATTCCAGACGGCTGGATCCCTTTGCTGCAAAAAACCCAACAAGTGATCCTGGAAGCAGAGCCATCAGTCAATGCCAGCCTGCATCTTGCCCAGCTTATCCGAGTTCCTGAGCCGATTCTCCGTACCCGCCTCCGCCATTCGCAGTCCCCGGTCTAAGTCGCCCCCCCCCGAGCGGCATCGTCAATCAATTAGCAGCACTCAACAGATTTCATCGTTGGATGCATAGACGGTGCCAAATCTCGTTCCCTTTCAACACCTGCCGACGCACCGGTGCTGGCGTTCGATCAACCTGCGCAGCCGAGTCGAAGTAGATAGGGCGAGCGTGGTCGCAATACTCAACGCCCACCCTGGCCGGGGCCGCGCACCCAGCCAGACTTGAGGCGATCAGAAACTGCATCATCGTCCATACGGGCGACTTCATCCTCCACATTGCGCACCTCCTGGCGAGCCTTCGCCGCCTGTTCGTTGATTCGGTCGTTACGCTCCTGGCGCTCATCCATGCGGCCGGCGCTGCGCCCGCGCCGGTAGACCAGCACCACCGCGGCGACCGCCGCCGCCGCGGTGACGGCATAGCCCCATATCCGCTGCATTAGTGTGGGCACGATCAGACCTCCACCGTGGCAATGGCCTGGGCATACAGCGCCGGCCAGGTCTTCGGATGCGGCATTCCGGGCCGCCAGGTGCGCAGGTACAGCGCCCATCCCGCGTCAGCATCGCCGATAGCCGGCAGCGCCTTGGGGTCGGTCCACAGCAGGAGCCGCGCAACGCCGGCCGCCAGCACGTCGTCATACTCCAGGGCCGCATAGATCGCGTCCGGGTCGCACGCCACGCTGCGCGCCTTGCACAGCGCCGCCAGGTGGTTCTTGCTCGCCGCATGCATGTACACGCCCCACACCCCGCCGCGGCTCGCCCGCGTGCCCTTTTCGAATTGCCAGAAGCCCCGCGCGGGGCCGCCGATCTGGCGCCGGTGCAGAAAGCGACTTTCCTGCAGGCCAATCGCCAGCAGCATGACGCGCGCCGCCTGCGTGTCCATGGCGGCCGGCAGCAGCGCCAGCCCAGGGCTGATGCCCGTATCGATGATCTTCTTCAGATCCATAGTTCAGCCCTCCCCGCCCGACCGCAGGCCCAGAAGCTTGGCTCGTGCCTCGGCAAACCATTCCAAAAGCCCCTTTTGACGCATGCTCGCCATCCAGCGCATGTAGGCACCCAATACCCACCAGGCCGGCAAGCCGGCAAGCAGCATGCTCGGCCCCAGGACATAGAACTTCGCCAGCAGCGCATCGTCGGATCCGGCGCCATGGTGGGCCAACCAAGTCATGGCATCCATCAGGCCTGGCTTCCACGCGATGACCGCGCCGGCCAGGGCCGGCCCAAACATGAAGGAACACGCGACCGTGCAAACGGTGCGAACGGTGAACTCCCGCGCGGTGCGGGGCGGCATGATTAGCAGCCCGAGTATTGCGGCCACGGCGGCGGGAATGCCGTAAGCCATTGCGACCTTCAAGGCCGCCAAGCCACCCAAACTGGTGGAACTCGGTTCCATTCGAATACTCCCTTGATGGGTTCGCATTGCTGCCCTCCCGTTGTGTGAACAAGAAAAAGCCCGCCGAAGCGGGCAAGATAAATTCGGTTTCTTTGGGGCGGTGCCACCCCGACCGCGTTAGAGGCCTGAGACATCAATCACGGATCCAGCGAAGACAACGGGGTTGCCGGCCGGCCACTGCACGAGCGAGTTCCCCTCCCCGAACTTGTAGAAAACCCTGTTTACTGTGAGTTGATTTCCCCAGGCCAGGATGAACCCGTGATCATGGTTGTAGTTCCAGCGAGTGGTGGGCGGCGGTGTGAAGCCCGTGGAAACGGAGTTCGACGGAACTATTGCTTGGATAACAGCAATCTGCGACCCAGGGTAGAAAACCGTCTGCGCCGACGTAAAGCGAAACGCATCCACAAAGCGCGCGTATCGTTGCCGGCTGTCATAGGTCACGCTCCACGAAGCGTCCTTGACCCTCATCCCATAGAGGCTGACCGGCGGCGGGCAATTGGCGATCTCGTCCAGCAAATACCAGTACAGGGGCGCGCCCGACACGCCCCCCGTGTCCGCCCTAAAGTAATAGGTCACGTCGTTCCCATTCGCCGCCGCACCGTAGATAACCGCGGGGTATTGGCAACGAAAAGCAAGTAGCCCAAAGCGCCCCGCAGGCAGCGTAAGCGCAGCGCCGTAGACCCTATCGACCCATGAAATCTGGCTTGTCAGCGCAACCGTTCCTGTCGCTCGAAGGGCTACATTCCGGAAGTCAGACCCGATCTGAATTTCGTTGTTCAGGTTGCGAACCCTCAATCCATAGTCAGCCATTATCCGAGAACTCCATAAACCGCCATGCACGGATAGCGGTACTCGGCGGCAACGCCATAGGTCCACCGTATGTACCCGTCTGGGCTTACCACAACGTCGGGGACAATAAGCATGTTGTACGTGTTGACGGCGGATGGGTATACCTGAGCAAAGCCGGCACGCCCTACCAAGCGAGAGTCGAAGACCGCCCCATCACTCCCGCCCGGTATATAGAGCCGGTCGATGACCCGAGGCAGGCGGGACGACACATCCGTCTCGATTGAGCCGTCCGCTCGCTTAACTCGAAGACCATAGGTAGCCATTACGGTAGATACCCCAACGTCACGCGGTCCACGCCATTCGGATCGAACACCACCACGTTTTGCCCATTGATCCGAAGGCGCCCGCCGCCGGGCAAAGCGCTATTCATTTCCAGCACGCCGCCTTTGTCGATACGCCACCCCGACACGCCTGGCACGTAGTCGTTCGACTGGATGTAATTGCCGATCATGGCGTTCGTGATCCAGCCGTTGCCGATAAAGGCCTGGTTGATGAACGTCTGTCCGTTCTGAATCACAAACGGCGTGGTGACAACGCCATTGATCAGGTTGATGAGTGCCAGGCGGTCGGCCAAGAAAAGAACCTGCGTCTGCATGCCCTCGGGCGTGTTTTCGACGCCTACGCCCATGCCGGCGCTGTAATACTTGCCGTCCACGGTCACGCCGGCCTTGATGCTCACCATCGCATTGAGGCCGTCTTTCACCTGCTTGATCTCGGTCGCCGCGCCGCCCCCGGATTCGATTTTTTCGATCAGCTCCTGGCCAAGCATGGACTCATTGATCTTGCCGCCGATCTGCTCCAGGATTGGCGTCGCGTCCGTACTGGCCTGGCCGCGAATACCAAGGCCGCTTTCCGAGGGATACCAAGCACCCGCCACGCCGTTCTTGTCGACGAGCCGCGCCCAGAACCACAGTTCCTTGCCCGCCAGCAGGCCCAGCAGCGTGTGCGTGTTCTGCGGGTAGGCGAAGACGCCCAGCGGGATGGCCGACTCGAAGCTGGAGTTCTGCGAGTAGTAGATTTCCGTGCGCTCGATGATCGACGGCCCAGGCGGCAGGCCCCAGTCCAACTGGATGGCAAACAGCAGCCCGGTGGCCACCAGGCTGGTCACCACCGGCGGCGGCCCGACAATGCCGTCCAGCTGCGTCAACGTGGAAGTGGTCCAGATCGAGGCCACGCCCAGCGAGTTCAAAGCTCGCACGCGGAACGTGTAGCCGCCGGCGTAAATGTTCGGCACCTCCACCCGCGTGTAGCCGGTGCGCGGCAGGTTGATCCAGTCCGAGTTGTCCCGGCGCCACTGCACCTCATAGGCCACCGCGCTATCGGCCGCCTTCCATTCGAAAACGGCGGTGTGATTCGCAATGCCCTGGCTGACGATGTAATAGGCGCTGATCTTCGGTTCCGTGGGCGGCAACTGCACGCCAGGCGGCACCACCGAAATCGGCGGGCGGTCCAGGCGCGTGCCGAAATCCACGTTGTTGAACTTGCCCGGCTCATGCTGGATGGCCGAGATATCGGCCAGCACGCCGTCCTTGCGCTTGATGCTCAGGACGCGGAACGTCTGCGCCGACAGCGCTTCGGATTCCAGCGTCCATACGCATTCCGGCTCCGGCACCTCGGAAAACGGCGTCTGGACGTCGATATGCATCGCCGTGCCGGGCAAGCCGATCATGTCCGCCGTCAGCTTCGTGGAGTCGTAGCTATAGACGCCGCTGTCCAGCGTCAACGGCTCCCCCATGGCCGACGACACCACCCGCGTTTCTGACCTTCCGCTGGGCAGGTTCACGGTCAGCCGGTCTCCCGGCCGGATGCCTAGTTCGGCGTCGACCACGATTCGGCTGGCCGTCGCTTCCCGGATGCGCCCACCGATACGCCGGCCGGCCAGATGCTGGTCCGCGACTCGGATGATGCTGCCAGGGCGGACCTGGCAATGCTCCAGGCCGACGCTGAAAGTGACGCCGCGCGTCTCCAGATTGGAGGTCAGCAAAAGCCACTTTCCGACCCGGTTCGCCTGACCGCGCGACGTGCATCCGAAAGCGGTGACCTCCAGCTGCTTGATACCGTAACGGGCAATGCCCTCCCGATTCTCGACGTACTCGACCTTCTGGCGCCCCATGTCCGTCAAGTCGCACCAGGACACCAGCGCGACCGTGTAGCGCGTGTTCAGCGCCGACCCGGTGTAGGAGAACCGGCCGTCAATGACGTTGGCTGACGAGTAGGTATAGACCGGATCACCCGGCATGTCGGCCACGGCGATCACCGAAGAATTCGCCCAGTACGCCATGCCGCGAAACACCGATGCGAGATCCTGGATCACCCGGTACGCGTCGGCCGTCGTCTGAAGGTAGACGTTGCAGGTGAAGCGCGGTTCCTTCCCTCCGAAACCATCGTCCACCAGTTCGTCGCAGTAGCGCCCGATCTGGTACAGGCCCCACTTGTCCAGCCAGCCGGCCGGAACCCGCTCGCCCAGGCCGTAGCGGTCGTTGCCGACCAGGTCGAAGAACACCCAGGCCGGGTTATCGGTCCACGCCGTCTTGAATGTGCCGTCCCAGGTTCCGATATAGGTGCGCGTCTCCGGGTCGTAGTTGCTCGGCACCCGGATGATGCGCCCCTTCATGTCGTAGGCGCGCGTGGGCACGCTCTGGAACTGCGCAGCGTCAATCTTGATCCCGACGACGGCGGACATGGGATAGCGCAGCTTGGCGTCGATCACTTCGGTCACGGCGTCGACGATGGTGCGATCCGCGATCGTGTTGCTGTTCGCGTTGGCCGTCAGGCGCCGAACTCGAACGCTCCACCCCTGCTGCGCACCGGCAGGCAGGTCAATGCGATGCGAGCGCGCGTAGCGCTGCGTGGTCTTGCCATCAAAGGCGCTGGCCAGCACCTGCTGGTAGGCAGCACCATCACGGCTCACGTCAATTGCGTACTCGACACGGTAGCCGTTGATGTCGCCGTTTGACGTGTCGGCGCGGCTCAACCCCTCGACGGCCAGTGTCACCCGTACAGCGGACAACTGGCGATTGGTGAACAGGCGGACCCAGGGTTGCGTGGCCTTCAGTTCGGTGTTGACGCCGATGGTGTTCTCGGACGCCGGGAACCCGGGCAACGGGTCTTGCCATTGCGTGCCAGTCCGGAAGTCGATCGACACGTTGGAGAAATTGAGCGTGCCGTCCTCGTTCGCCACGGGCGTACCGTTCAGGTAGACGTCGCGCAGCGCGCCACCGAGGCCATGCACAGGGCCGTAGATCTCGCCTTCGCTCAACAAATCGATGACGCGGGCATAGGCGATGCTATGCAGGCTATCCGGAGCTTCGCTGGGGCCTCGGCCACCACCGCCACCCTTGCCGCCCTTATGGCCGACGACAGGCGCGACTTCACCCAGACGACGCCCATAAAAAAAGGCACCCGAAGGTGCCTTTCTGCGTTGCCTCATTT